GCGGTCTCCGCAATTGAACTTTTATTAAAGTGAGTACATCATGGCAATCGTAACTAACACATTTACCACCTTTGACGCAAAGGGTATTCGGGAGGACCTCTCAAATATCATAACTAATATTGCACCGGAAGAAACGCCATATTTATCAAATATTGGGCGTGAGTCAATCAGCAATTCGCTGTTTGAATTCCAAAGCGATACCTTGGCGGCAGCCGCAGCAAACAAGCAGATCGAGGGTGACGATGTCGCCTCTTTTGACGCTGTTACCGCAACTGTTCGCCTGCAAAACTACGCTCAGATTTCGCGCAAGACCATCATCTTGTCTGCGACTGAAGAGGTGGTCAACAAGGCAGGGCGTCGCTCAGAATTAGCTTACCAAATTGCGAAGCGTTCGAGCGAGCTAAAAAGGGACCAAGAGTTCACCATGCTGAACGGCGCTGTAGCTGCTGCTGGTAGCACCAGCGTTGCACGCGGTACTGCATCACTTCAGGCGTGGGTCAAGACCAACGTAGACAAGCAGACTGATGGAACTAACCCGTCGTACACCACGCTGCCCAACAGCGCCCGTACTGACGGCACTGTGCGCACTTTCACTGAGACCATTCTCAAGAATGTGATTCAGCAAGTGTGGGCTGCTGGTGGCACTCCTAAGATTCTGATGGTTGGCCCTGTTAACAAGCAGCGCGTCAGCGGATTCAGTGGTATTGCCTCTAGCCGTTTCAACATCAACGGCGGTGATAAGCCTGCTACTCTCGTGGGGGCGGTCGATTTATACGTGAGCGACTTCGGAAACGTGGCAACAGTTGCCAACAGGTTCCAACGTGAGCGTGATGCTTGGGTACTCGATCCTGAGTACGCCAAGATGGTTGTGCTGCGTCCTTACCAGCAAGTTGAACTCGCTAAAACCGGTGACGCTGAGAAGCGTATGTTGCTGGTGGAATGGGGTCACAAGGTGCTGGCCGAGAACGCTCACGGCCTGGCTGCTGATCTGATTACGTCGTAATCAACTTGAAGGGATCAGGGCAACCTGGTCCCTTTTTTAACGCATGAACAATCAAGTATTTGACGAGAACAAGGAAGCGGGTATCACCCGCTTTTGGCATTTCAACGATGAAACCGGCCAGGCAACAATCCAGACTCAGCAGGATGTCACAGCAGTTGTTGAAGCAAATAAGGCAGATTTCAACCGAGTAGATGAGCGCGCAAACTGGAAGGGCGAGTGGCATCACGTCGCCAGTATTCCGGAAGCTATTTATTACAAACTCAAGGCCGAGGGCAAGCTAGACGATCAGACATACATGAAACGCTGGCTCAATGACCCCGACAACAGATTTTTCAGAACGAGACCTGGACAAGTATGAGTAACTACATTGCAGTTTGTACGCCAGCGCGGGACATGGTCCACGCCAACTTTACCTACTGCCTGGTGAATATGGTTTGCTACCACACGCTGAACACGCCAGATGCAGTGTCTCTCAAGATTATGCAGGGGACGCTGATACAAAACCAGCGTGCTGACCTAGCGCTGGATGCGATGGCCGAGGGCTGCAGCCATATCCTGTTTATCGACTCCGACATGACATTCCCCCAGGACATGATTGAGCGCCTGCTCAAGCACGACCTGGACATTGTGGCAACCAACTGCGCACGCCGACGCATCCCTACCGGACCGACTGCGCAGAAGTACGATTCTGATGGCAAACGCGAACTGATCTACACCATGCCCGAGTCAACCGGCATCGAGGAAGTTGGCAGCATCGGCATGGGCGTGATGCTGATTAAGCGCAACGTCTTTGAGAAGCTGACAGAACCCTGGTTCGAGACGCCCTGGCGCACCGACGCCCGAGGCTACATCGGGGAGGACATCTTCTTCTGCCGTAAAGCGCAGGACGCAGGGTATAAAATCCACATAGACCACGACGTGAGCAAAGAAATCGGCCATATCGGGACGTTTGAGTTCAAACACGATCACACCTGGATGATGCGCGACATCGAGAAGGGAAAGGCAGAGCATGGCACTTAGCACCTACGCTGAACTAAAAGCCTCGGTTGCCGACTGGCTTAACCGCAGCGATCTCACGTCTGCCATCACCGACTTTGTCTCTCTTGCTGAAGCGCAGATGGAGCGCGATCTGCGCACCAGGCAGATGATTGTCAGGGCGAATGCCACTATCAGCGACGAGTACAGCGCACTCCCAAGCGACTACCTAGAGGCCAAATCGTTCAAGCTGACGGGAACAAACCCCATATCGCCGCTGGTATTCCAAAGCATCAACGCACTAGATGACTTGCAAGTCAGTTATAGCGCCAGCGGCCAGCCTAAATACTTTTGCGTCATCGGTGGACAGATCCGCGTCCTACCGACACCTGACACGTCTTACGTTTCCGAGTTGATCTACTACGCGAAACTCAGCAAGCTATCTGACTCAAACACGACCAACTGGTTGCTGACTCTCTCGCCCGACGTTTACCTTTACGGTTCGCTGCTCCAGGCCGCGCCATACCTACAGGATGATGCGAGAATCCAGGTATGGGCTGGCCTGTACCAGAAGGGCATAGAAGCACTCAACCTGGCTGATGAGCGCGGTTCCATGACGGGCGGCGCGTTGATGGCAAGAGCAAGGACATTCGGATGATAGTTACCACTACAAATGGTGAGATGGATGACTCGCTGCTTGAAAAGCGCGAGGGTTCAGATGAGAATGACAACGAGACAATTTCGTTCACCGAGTATTGGTTAAATGGTGAAATGGTGCATCGGTCTGTTCACGTTACGCTCAAACGCAACGTGTTCAGCGAGGGAATAACTCAAATGATTGGATAAGAGATGGCTAACACGCAAGCAATGTGTACATCGTTCAAGGTTGACTTGCTCAACGCTGTTCACGCATTCAATGGGACCGGAGTGCCAGCGCACACTGTCTCCACCGCCGACACATTCAAGGCGGCGCTGTACCTGGCAAGCGCCACCGTTAACTCGACCACAACGGCTTACAGCGCCACAGATGAGGTATCCGGTACTAACTACACTGCTGGAGGAGTGACTGTCACCTTTGGCACTGCACCGTCATCTACTAGCACCACGGCGTTCATCACGCCCAGCGCGTCAATTGTTTTCAGTAATGTGACCCTGTCCACCGCGTTTGACGCGGTCCTAATCTACAACTCGACTCAGAGCAACAAGGCGGTAAGCGTCCACACATTTGGATCGCAGACAGTTACCGCCGGTACGTTCACTCTGACCATGCCAACCAACGACTCCAGCACCGGCCTGATTCGGCTGGCATAACTGAAGGGGCAGCGCCGTGGCTGCATACGGGTCAGGACGATATGGCTACGGCCCTTGGAGCATTGGAGAGGCCAGTACTGCATTAACGGGCAACGCCTCCACGCTTGCCATCGGTTCCCTGCTTGCTAGTAGGTCAATCCAAGAGGATGGGACAGTTGCCATCGGCAATGTCGGCACTGTAGGCATAACGTATTCAGTCGCCATTGCAGGAAATGCATCCACGGGTTCTATAGGAACCATCTTAGCTGCCCCGATTGCCACCGGCAATAGTGCAACTGGCTCTGTAGGAACGGTGATTGCTGAAGTCATATCGTTCCAGGAAATCACTGGAGTAGATGGAACTGGCTCAGTTGGCACTGTCGCAAGTGTCATATCAATTGAGATAATTGGGAACAGCGCAACTGGTGCGGTTGGGACAGTCATTGGATTTGGATGGGGCGCTATACCTGACACGTCTGAGACTTGGACTCCAGTATCTGACACCAGTGAAACATGGGCAGATATATCCGATAATGCAACAACGTGGCAAGAGGCCGCATAGAGGTAAATTATGGCAGATACGACAACGACTAACCTACTACTTACCAAACCCGAGGTTGGGGCCTCAACTGACACGTGGGGAACCAAAGTAAATACGGATCTCGATTTGGTGGACTCAGTATTCGCTGCGGCTGGAACCGGAACTAGCGTTGGTCTCAATGTTGGTGCGGGTAAGGTTTTGACTGTTGGAGGGATTGCTTCTTTTGCAGCAGGCTCTGCGGCGGCTCCAACGATTACGGCTACTGGTGACACCAATACAGGCATCTTCTTCCCAGCCGCTGACACTATTGCTTTTGCTGAAGGCGGTACAGAAGCTATGCGGATCACCTCCGCAGGTGGCGTGTCTTTTGGTGCGACTGGCACTGCATATGGTACATCTGGACAAGTGTTGACCAGCGCGGGTAACGCGCCGCCTACTTGGGCCGCAGTAACCACTAGCGCAACCCTTACCATTTCCAATAAAACGGGAGCCTACACGGTTGTTGCCGGTGATAGCGGTAAAGTAATTAACTGCACCAGCGGCACATTTACAGTTTCGTTAACTGCTGCTGCTACGTTGGCTACGGGATTTAATGTCCAGATTATCAACACTGGCACGGGGACAATTACGATTGACCCATCAGGGTCAGAAACAATTGACAACAATACGACTTGGCAGCTTTCAAAAGGTCAGGGTGTTCGTATTCTTTGTGATGGAACAAATTTCCAAACGATTGCAATCCGCACCAGCGGTCAGGCGGCAAACACCGTTGCCCTTGGGAATAATAGCGGAGGCACTCCATCGGTAGCTACTTCTGGAGAAGGCGCAGTGGCGCTGGGTGGTTCTTACGCATCAGGCACAGATAGTTTTGCTGCTGGTGGTGCGAGTAATTCAAGCTCTTATGGAGCGCAAGGTGGTAACTCTATTGCTTTAGGATACCGCGCAGTATCTTCTGGAACATCTACTCTATGTTTTGGGAGTGAAAATTCTGCAACGGCTGCTGGTTATTCAACAGTTATTAGTGGCGTTGCCGCTACAGACGGGGGTATTTGGGGAAAGTTTGTCATTGGTTCAGGCACTAATGCAGCAGGGCAAACGGGTATAACTCAGCTTAGAGCGTCCACCACTAACGCTACCGCTACTGCTTTAGCCACAAACGGCAGTGCTGCTGGCGCGGCTAACCAAGTAATCCTACCCAACAATTCTGCGTATGCATTTACGGGCATTATTGTGGCGCGGCGACAAGCCTCTGGCGGCACACAATCCGCAGCTTGGAAGATTGAAGGATTGATTCGCAGAGAAGGTACTGCGGCAAGCACAACGCTGGTGGCCTCTACGGTCACAGCCATCAGCAACGCCCCTGGATGGGCTATTGCTCTTTCCGCAGACACAACTAATGGCGGACTTACTGTCACAGCCACTGGCGCAGCATCGAATAACATCAAATGGATTACTTCAATTCAAACCGCAGAAACAACTTTTGCATAAGGAAATAAAATGGCTATTCAACTTGACATCTCCACTTCTCAATATGGCGTTCCTTTCACGGGCGCTTACTTTCGCATCGTCACGGCATCAGTAAGCCGAATGCGCGAGGCAGACAGCCGCCATTTAGTTATGCTGGATGTCGTTGGTTATGCAACGCGACCCAGTGACGATGACACACGGGGTGTGGATTTTCGCCGTTACCACGCGCCGTTGGCTGAAGTAGAGGCTAAAGCTGGTGATAACTTCTTGGCTAAGTGCTACGCATGGGTTATGGCCCAAGATGACATGGCAGGATCACTCTTCGTTTAACACCGATCACTGGAGCGCATAAATGGAATTCCAGCCAATGTTCAACTTCATCGGTGGCGCAATCCTGGTTGCCGTTGGCTGGTGGTGCAAAGAGATATGGGACTCTGTCAAGACGCTGAAAGAAGACATCAAGCAGATTGAGATTGATTTGCCAAAGAACTATGTCAGCAAGGCAGACATTGAGATCCGATTGGACAAGATCGACGCAACCTTAGAGCGAATCTTTGACAAGCTAGAAAACAAAGCAGACAAGTGATTGACCAGGTTGTCTCAGCGGAAAGCCCGTGGCCTAACACTGAGACAAAGACCGTTTTGGTTTGTCGTATTCCTAAACGAGAAGAGGACAAAAAGATGGGTGCAAACGAATTCACTGACAAAGATGGACGCATCTGCCGTTGGGTAGTTGTGAACGTAAAGTAATGGATCCCCTAACGGCTTTTATGGCGGCACAAGCTGCTGTTGCTGGCATAAAAAAGCCATTGCTCTTGGTAAAGACATCCACGGCCTCTACAAAGAATTCAGCAGTTTTTATCAAGCAGCGGATACAGTTCACCTAGCAAGCAGCAAAGCCAGGATTGCTTCAATAGGAAAATCAAATGCACAGATCAGTTCCGAAGCACTCCAAATTGCACTGGCATCCAAGGCGTTGCGAGAGCATGAGAAGGAACTGAAGGACATCCTTTTCTATAGTGGCAACGCGCCGGTCTGGGAAGAGATGATGGCAGAGCGCACCAGGTTGATAAAAGAGCGCAACACATTGGAAAGAGAAGAAGCGGAACGCAAGCAAAAGGATAAGGAAGCAAAAGTGGCAATCATTATGAACACGCTCTGGATTTCTGGCGCATCCGCTATCGTTGTCCCACTGGTA